CTCCTTCGTAACGATCTGCTAAACCTGCTAAAGGTGTAGCCTCTGTAGCACCCGGAAGCAGTTCTCGTCCGTCACCCGGAAAACCGATAGGGTCTTCTTGTTCAGGTTGCTGTGACGGGTTCTTAGATAGATGAGCAAACTCCACAATACCTTCAGGCACTGGAGTTGACTCGACTGAAATGGGAAACTTATTTTGTGAAAAAAGAATGTCTACGATCTGACCGTAAGCGGCAAGAACTTTTGTTTTTGTAATCTTAATAAAAACTTGACTTCGTTCATTCTCACGGTACTGTGTAGAAGAGTCATAGATACCGCGATAATTCTTATAAGCCTGTAGCCATCTTTCTTCATCAGGAAGCCTTCCAGTTTCAGCGTCTTCAAAACGAGACTGAATGGTTCCAACAAGTTCATACTTGTCTTCTTGCTTCATTTAAATGCAACTTTCGTTGTGTAATACAAAATTAACTGTCGGGGCTGTACTCAGCCATTTTACCAAGAACGCTTTCGTCTACGTGCTTGCTACCCGATTCTGACGGAAAGGCTTCAGTCAAAGGATAGTTGCGCTTGATTACAGTGTCGAACTCAAGCGGCTCACGATAGAGAGATGCTTCGTTAGCGTCAGACATTTCGCCCTGTTGGGACATCTGACCCATAATATAACTAGCACCGGACATTTCTTTGTTTCCTGTAGGCATAATATAGATTCCTTATGTTGATTGTCAATTACGACGATTAAATATCTGTGCAGCTTGTGCTGCTATTCTTGCTCTTTGAGCTTCCATAGAATTTATTTCACTTGTATCTATATCTACATCTTGTAAAGTTTCTGCAAGACGCATTCTTTCTAGTTCTGGAGTAGTGGGGTCTAATTCTGTAAGATTAGCTTGTTCTGCCCTCATTCGAGAAGGAGCGTCAAAAGCTCTTGCTGCAAAACCTTCTCTGTTTGCTTCTATATCTGCAAGGGCAGTTGTGCGTTCTGCCATATCGGGAGAAAGTCTTTGAGAAGACGCAGCTTGCATTCTTTCTAAAAGCTCTGTGTCACTTATGTCAGAAGTAGGTGTACCTCTTATTTCTTCTACTGGATCACGACCACCGAATGCTAGTGGACTAGGCTCTAATGCCATTGCTGCTGTATCTGCCGCCATTCCTAAAAGACCTGCACCACCCGTAGCTGCTCCTAAAAAAACTTTCGGTCCTTTATCTTTTGCAAAGTCTACAAACCCTTCTCGCATTTGTCTTAAAACATCAGAGGACTTTCTACGTTGTTCTTCTACAGTTGGCTCAATACCTTCTGGTAGAGATGTATCTGTAAAACTAGCTTCTCTTGACGGTAAATCTAAGTCTTCAATTTGTTCAGGTAGGCTAGGTGATTGACTTTGCGTAAAAGGTACATCAACTTCAGGTGGTTCAAACTTTGGTAATTTTCCTCTTTTAACTAAATCGTAGTAACGTTCTTCAGTTGCAATGTCCTCACTACCAGCGTCTGTTAAAGATTTAACGTACTTATTATAATCTTGTTCAATTGTCCTTCTATCTAAATCATACAATTCTTGTGCGTTAGAAAAACTACCAAACTCTTCAAATATTTTTCTTCTTGAAGCATCGCTTAGACTTTCGTCTTGCTCTAGATTTGTTTTAAATAATTGACTTTCTATAAAACTTGCAGATTGTCTAGAGCTTAAATTTGTTACGTCACCTCTATTTGATAGATCATAAATCTCTCTTGGAAAACTTTGTTCATTAAAACCTTGCCGTATCAAAAATTGTGCGGGTGTGGTAGATTCTCCAAGAAAGGATGTCGTGAAAACAGATTGGCCTCTTGTTGCGGGACTGTCCTGAAAAGCAAGAATGTTAGTAGCGTATCGCCTTTCACCTTCAGTTTGTTGACCTCTTTCAATATGCTGAATAGCGGCATCTGCATTTCGTAATCCGCCACCCTCTGATTCAGGCGTTCTTTCTATAATAGAGAAAACAATCTTGCGTATCGCTTGATGCCCAAAAGGGTGGGGTTGTAAAGTTCCTTTTACATCTTTTTGTATAGGGTTTTCAAGACCTGAAACCTCTTGTAAATTTTTAAATACAATGTCTTGATAGTACTCTGATATTTTATTAGCATTTGGAAAAACTAAATCAGAATCTATTGATGACTCAGCAGCATCTTTCAAGACACTGTACAACATAGGATTTAAACCAAAATTCATTATTTGGTTTGTTTTAGCATTTCTTATAATTAAAACTTTATCTGCGTCTCTAAGAAATGTTTTTTTAAGGTCTCTCTCTACATCCTCTGCGGTAGGATTTATAATAGTTGATAAATTTTGTAAATCAGGTTGACGCATTCCTGTCGATAGGTGTAGCATCATATAAGCTTTAATTGTCTTGGCAGGAATTTTTTGATTCTTACCCCTAACCGCTAAATCTTCAATCTCGTCAAAAGATCGTCTGTAAGCTTCTAGTATTACGTTGTTAGGAGGAACTGCAAGTATGAAAGAATCATCTCTAACAGTTAGCGGAAACCCTATAGTTTTAAAAGGAGCATTAACTCCTTTTTGTCCAGCAAAGGGGTTTGGCCTACCTAAAGCAGCTTTGTTAAATTCCGAAAGAGAATTTCTTCCTGAAAAAGCATTAAATACAGTAGAAAGATGGTTTCCTATACCTCTTACGTTAGTTGAACCAAATTTAATATCTCCTATCTTCTCGCCTTTTAAAAGAGGCTCAAAGGTCATTATCTTTTCTATATTTTCTACAGTGTTAAACTCATGGAAAGGTGTGGAATCCATATCGATACCCACCTCTTTTCCTATTCGTCTTAAAAGTTCAAGAGTAGTGCGGTATTTTTTTTCAGACTTCCACTCTTGTCTCTTACCTTCTTTTTGAAGTTTTTGAGACTCAATGTATTCCTCAAAAGCTTGAGAAACCGTCATACCTTGTGAAGATAATAATGGAGATTCTTGTGTCATGTGTAGAGGGTTTTTAATATCCAAATGTTGAGTTAACTGGTTGATAGCTTTCTTGCTGTTTGATAGAATTAAACATCGAACTTGTTGCATAGCCAGTCTGACGAGTCATACACAAGTACCGTAAAGCATCGTACGCATGATCCTCTGCCTTTGTGTCCACATCCTCTGATTGTGTCTTAGAAAGTGGTAACGTAGGCAGTGTGCGTACTAGATTTGTACAAGTGCCAAAAATTCGTAAACCGGGTTCTCTTCCATCCTTTATGGTAAGTCTACGGTGAAGTTCGATTTTCCCGGCTATGCGATTTCTGTCCGCTGGCGTAAACCGTGCGCCTCTGCGAATCATTGTCTCTGCTATGCTTGGTCCTGTGCCATGTCTTGACCAACAAGAACCATCTAAAACTGATTGTGTCATTGGAGGATCGTCATACTCTAAAGACATAATGAGTTCTGCGATACTTTCTCCAGTGTGTCCCTTTTCGTAAAGTTCTCGGTATATCCAAAGATTGTTGTCCCAATCTACCGCGCCCCAGAGAACGCAAGAAGGACTACTATATCCGTAATCCATTGCCCGTATACGGGGCCAATTATACGGAATCTCAAATGGTTCAACAACGTGTACAGTCCTGTCAAATTCACTAAATGCTGCTCCCTCTGCTACGTCCCAATCACCTTCTAGAAGCCTTCTGCGTTCTACTTCTGGCAAACTAAGAAGCATCGCTTCATATTCACCAGACTCTGCTAAGTAAGGGTTATCTGTAAGTCTTGCTGGTATGAACCTACGCTGAAACAGCGGTTGTTGTGTCTTTGGGTTTTTAAGTACTCTTCCCGTGTCAGGATCAACGGCCCAGAACGGTGTGTTCGGTGGCGAAGGATCAATAAACATCTTTTTAATCCACCAACCACCTGAACCACCCGGATTCGCAGATGCTCGCATATACGTTTCCAAAGAGGGGTCTGTGGTTCTAAGTCTACTGCGAAGGTAAGTCCAAACATAGGGGGTGGGGTAATGTCCCAGTTCATCGACGCCTATCCATGTAAAAGCTTGTCCTTGATATCGTGTAACGTCATGGTCTTTATCTACGTAACTAAAGAGTGCCGTAGCGCCACTCGGAAACATCCATGTTGATTTTGATTCTCTAAATACTGCACCGTTAAAGGCGCGAGGGTAGAGTTTGCGTGATTGTTCAATAAGCTCTGTTAGCTCTGCAAGTGTACGTCGTAAAAGTAAAGCTTTATGGTTAGGATTGTCAGCGTACCGTAAAAGGTCTACCAACATTGCGTAGGACTTTCCACCACCCGCTGCACCACCATACAAAACTTCTTTTTCTGGTGAAGCTAGAAAGTCCGTTTGTGGACCTTCGTTTGGACTGAAGATAAGTTCTGTGTCTTCCTGTAGCTGTTCTCGTACCTGTGCCGGAAGTTGAGAGATCGTTGTTTCGTCAAGTACGCCACCTTTGCCAGCGATACGATCCGATGTCTTCAACGCTTCCGATTTCTTGTTCAGCTTCTGTAGCCGTTTCTCCGCTCTCTCTAAGCTCTGCTTCTGTGCTGCGATCTTTTGGCGCTCGCTTACTTTCTTTTTTTGCACTCTTGAGTACTGGTAGCGCCCTTTTTCGCCGGGTTTTAAAGGAGGTCTTCCCCTTTTCTTTTTTTGTGTATTGTCTGCTGCTTTGGTCATGTCTCAGAACCATACAAATTATTTAACTCGGCGATATGCTCTGGTTTTCTTTGCAATACGTTTTGGTTGTTTAGAATGTTGTTTGCCCTTTTTGATAGCCTGTCGCTTTTTGCGTGTCGTAGCTGCGTACTCAGACGAGGATAGAGAACGAATAGCTGCGGAGGGTAGGTATCTTTCTCCGGTTGCCTTTGGGCCTTGCGTAGAGGGCTTGCCAGATTTCGTTCTCCATTTTTGTTTGCCCCACGACTTGAGGCTTCTCTGTGACTTCTTTAAGGCCATTATCCGCGATACCCACCACCGGACGCTTTGTATCTTTTTGCCAGCATCTGTGCCTTTCGTGCGCTCCACTGTCCGGGCTTGCCGCCTTTTCCACCCGCCTTAATTTGGTTAAATAGACGTTTTCGCATGGCGGGCTTTGTATAGTTTCCAGCCTCATTTACTCTAGATTTAGACTTAGTTGCTGGCTTTTTACGTCGCGTAGGCATTTATGCACGCTTTTTACGTTTTGCAGCAGGTTTCTTTTTAGAAGCATACTTGGTCTTTTTCGGCATCATGCCGCCTTTAGACATGTATTTGGTTTTTTTAGTATGACGTGGCATTTGTTTATTCCTTATATAAGTTGTCAAAAGTAATATCAGGGTCTGTGTAACTATCGTGTATTTCTGATGAGTGTATGTACTGGCTAGGTGCAAAATCAGGCGCTCCCTCTCCAGTGACCCACAAAGCTGGGTTCGTAACTCGTACTCTGTTATTTGGCAGTGCAACGATGTTGCCTGTCCATTTGTCAGCGTCGATAAGCTGTAGTACGTGGCTTTGTTTGTGTTGTGCAGGATCGTCGCTAATGTAGCTGTCAGTATAATCTACAGTAAACATATAGCGTCCTTTGTAGAAATCTCCACCTATTTTACAAATCCACGGACTTGAACTGATTCTATCCATAACGATGATGCTATGGTTTCGAGATGAACAGTCCCACGGCTGGGCTAGGTGTGTATCCATTCGCTCTGGTACTTCGTCTAAGCCCTCGTCTGCGATTAAGGCTGTAATGGGCATTCTTGCCCACATTGCACCACCGTGTATATTTTCTTCTTCATCTATGCCTGTAAACACAACCTGAAAACTAAGACAACGGTCTGGAATTGTATTTACTGCGATAACAAGAGCGTGTAGTAGCTCTCCGTGATATTCTTCGTGATGATTATGCGTAAACTCTTTTCGTATCCAACATTTGAAATGAGGAATGTTGCTTATGAGGTAAGAAATAGCACTTCTCCTTTGTTAGCATTTCCAGCGCCTTCTTGCTTGGCGTATTCTCGAATTGGGATCGTTTCGTGTCTTGGCAGAAGAGCGTTTTAGCTGTCCTAAACTTCTAGCACAGTACGATTTACGCCGTTTTGCCGCCTTGCTCCCCGGCTTGACCTTTCCAGTCACTGCCGTTTTGAGTTTACTCCCCGGATTTGCTCTACGATGCGCTGCTACGCCAGCGCGTGTCATTCCTGCACCCTTTTTAGTAGGACGATAGTTCTTTTTTGTGCGAGGAATTGCCTTTTGTGCCATTTTATGCTCGTTTTTTCTTTCGTTTCTTTAGCTCTTTGAAGTCTGCACCCGTAATTTTTTTACGAGGCGGTGCTGCGCTTGCAATTTTACGCTGTTTTCGGCTAAGTTTTTTATTTCTCATGATTATTTCCGCCTTTTACGCGCCGTTTGCGCGGCTCTTTTAAATTGACCACTAGTTGGAGCGCCTTTTGCACCCACTTTTCTCATCTTTTCGCCTGAACCTGCCTTTATTCTACGCCTTTTAGCAGCGATATTGGCATACAAACCTCGTCTAGCCATTGTAATTAGCCTTTCTAGACCCACGAGCGTAGACTTTACCGCCACCCATCATCTTTTTAGCTTTTGCTTTCTTCTTTTTCTTTGGCATTACCATGCCGCCGTCCATCATATTTGCTTTTACATCAAGTCCTAAATTTTTTCTTGCATCTTCTAGAGCTTTTTGCCCTGCTTCTGTTTCTTTTAGTTGTTTTACTCTTTCTTTTGCCATTCTTAATTCGTCAGGTTTTGGATTAGGCTCTTGCATAATAGCAAGTGCTTCCATAGCATTGAGAGATTTGACACCTGATGTCACCATATCTCTTGTTTCAGTAAGTTCTTTCATAGGTACTACACCTCCCCATCTATTGTAATAGTTTTATCAATTTCTTTTTTAGCAGGGAGTAATACAACACCGTGAACAACCTGCCCCGTAACTTCTGTGGTTTGCTTTTTTGAAACTCCGATACGATCTAGAATGGACTCAGCAGCTTTCATTCGCATGTCCATCTGGTTCAGCGGAGTTGTGCCATCAGCGTCCAAACCTTCTACGATACGTGTCGCAGCTTTTACGCCATTCACGGCTAAATAATCTTTGGTCCTTGCAGCAATCTCTTCACGCAGAGACTTCATAAGACTTGAACGGGACGAATTGTATCCCGCTGTCTTCATGGCCTCTCCGACACGACCACCGTTCTCGAATAGCGCATCCAAGAATGCCGCTTGCTTTTCTGTCAGCTTGCGGCTAGGGTCTGTGCGAAAGGCGGTTCCTGCTACTGCTTTACCGGACATAAACTTATCGCATAATCTTTTTCATAATGGACGGCATAAACGACATGGCTTCTTCTTTACGCTTTTGCTCTTCTTCTTTTGTCGTGTACGGTTTGCGAGGCGTCATCATGCCACCTTCTTGCATCTCTGGTTTCTCCATCGAACCAGCAGCTACACGCCCACCGTACGAATAATTTTTCGTAGCCATCTTGGGCATGTCATCTTTTTCTGATTTCATCGTCATCATCATATCTAAATTGCACCTTTAACTAAATTATCTTTTAAAACTAACACGTAGCCAGCCTTGTCTTCTTTTTTTACTTTTAATACAACAATACTGTCGTTTTCAAAATCTTTGTATTCTGCTACAACCTCGTCAATTACAAATCTAGACGGATTGTCAAACTTGACACACTCTTCTGCCATTATGTTTAAAAAAAAGTATTGTGCAGCTAGCTGTTTTGACTGACTGTCAAAGTAAGCTAACTTCATAATTACTTCTTCGTTCTTACACACAAAACTTAACAATACTACTTTTTCTGATGGCACGCTGTTCACACGCACCGTGCCTATGTCGTTTGTTGGTTTCGTGTGGTTACACGCACCTAAAGAAAAAATACAAAAGATTAAAGCTGCTGCTACAATACTTTTCATGGCTAGTCAGACATAATGCTGAGTGAGCGCAGCTTTTCTGATTCTGGTACAGATTCTTTGAGATGCACGGTCAGAAGACCATTTTTAAATATTACATTTTCTACTTCTATATGGCGACCGAGCGCAAAAACTTTTTTAAAGTTACGCTTTGCGATGCCACGATGATTGTATTGTAACACATCATCGTCGTCACTTGTTTCGTTGTGTACGTCACTGGATACAGTCAACGTTTGTCCTTTTACTGATACGTCTAAGTCCTCTTTGTTAAACCCAGCAAGTGCAAGAACGATAGCGTGCGAGCCGTCTTTTTGATTTATAATGTCATGCGGCGGATAGCTTGGCGTTGTTGAATTTAATAATACAGAATCAATCGTTTTAAAAAACGGATCGAATCCGATAGCTTGGTTAAAGTAACGAGCACCGAGAAGTTCGTCTAAAGAAAAGTTAGGCATAATTATATCTCCTTTTTTTGTATTTTCTTTGCCCGTTGTGGCGCAAAGATAGAAGTGCTGAGTGTTCCGTCACGTACTTTGAATATAAATATATACAAGAGGTCGGCAAAGTGTGAACATACAAATAGCACTACTATATACATTATACATGTTGAGAGCCATGTTGTCAATACTTTTTTTGCACTTTGTGCATTTTTTTCTTGACAACTTGTAAATCTAAGTGTATAATAGGAGATACTCCGTTGGGCAAAAGGATATC